CTTCTTCTTCGTCCATGTCTTCTTCTTCGTCCATGTCTTCTTCTTCGTCCATGTCTTCTTCTTCGTCCATGTCTTCTTCTTCGTCATCGGCATCTTCCATATTTTCAATTTCATTAATTGCGTCCAATGCTTCTGTAAATTGTTCTGCTAAACCTGTATTCTTTTTATTTTCAAACCCATCAGTACTACTGTTACCAATACGGATCACATGTGTTACTACAATAGCAATCACCATAATGACCACCATATTTTTGCTAAAGAATGATGTCAATAAACCAGCTACAATAAATACAGTACAAGACATGAAATCATTGGTAAAGATAAAATGGAATAAATTGGACGCCGCTATAATAAAAACAATATATAATACAAATCGACTGTGAAGTAAATCTTTAGATGATTTACCAAGACTGGTCGATTTTTTTGCTAATTTGGAAAAAAAAGTCTTTGACATGATAAATAAAAAGTTGCTATTCTTTTTTATATATTGGACGGAGAGAAAATCATAGAGTTAAACTATCTCTTTCATCTACTTCCCCATTACTATTGTCTTCACTAGAGGATAAATACTCGGGAACCACTTCACCGCTGTAAATATCCAATACCTCTTTTACTACATCGTCACGTTGAATATCATTTTTGGCGAATTCAAAGCTACTTATACTATCCGATCGTTTTCCTTTAAGTCTCTGTAGAAAATCTTCTAAACCATTCAGATCGAATGGTCGATCATGTTGGTCTAAATCCCCGGTAATAACCAAGCGACTATTTGAACCAATACGCGTCAACAACATTTTCATTTGCGATTTCGTTGAATTCTGCATTTCATCTGCTACAATATAACAATTGTCAAAAGTACGACCACGCATATATCCTAATGGTGAAATCTCAATAATCTTTTCTTCTAATAATCGAGAGACTTCTCGTACAGATAAAAATTGGTAAAGAATGTCATATATGGGTCTAATCCACGGCGCCATTTTTTCTTCTAAACATCCCGGTAAATAGCCTAAATCTTCATCTACTGATACTGAAGGACGAGTGAAAATCAATCGCTCATATTCGCCGGTTAAAAAATACCGTATTCCATATTCAGTAGCAAACATGGTTTTCCCAGTACCAGCTGGTCCATTTGCAACGACAATCTTTTTTAGAGGGTTTTGTAATAAAGAGGTGTATTTGGTTTGGCTACTATTTTTTGGTATATGGAAACTACTGTCAAAGCGATGTCTCTCCTTTTCCGATAAATGTTCATAATTCAAATACGTTTTTCTAGAAAATTTACCACGCTCATACTCATCGTCAGATTCGTCGTTAAATAACTGTTCCAAAATCTCCTTTTCCGCTTGTTTTTTTTGTTTTTTGCGACGACCACTGCCTTTTGATCCAGGAATACCGTGAATAGTGTCGTATTTATTTATTACTTCGACAATCTTACTGTGTTCTGTAGCCAACCCTTTCATGTATATACTGGATAATCAAATTAAATATTTCCCCCTAAACTTTTTAGATTATCTATCTTTACTACAGTCGAAAAATACAGTCATAAAAGAGTGTATTATTTGTACTACAATCATTCTGTGTCATGAAAATAATTATACAATAAATTTTCGGAATTGTGATTTTTTACTTCACCGCATATTAAATTAGTACATTCATACATTTGTCGAAGCACGTCATTAGGTGTATTGGAATTCACTTTAATAAATCCTTGTTTTTTTAAAAACCGTTTGACTTCTAAAATGGGCGTTTCTTTCAATTTAGTCATTTTCAAATTGGTATTATTGCGAATGGTTTTATTGGATACCAAGACTGCAACATGTGGATGAACCTTGGATTTACCAGTACGATATGTTCTTCGTATAGTTCGCTTTTGTTTTTTCGGTTTTTTCCAATTTTCATGATTCACCGAAGATGATGCATTTAGCGATTTCTGATTTTTCTCCGCCAATTGTTGTTGTAAGCTCATTGTACGGATTTTATCACGCAATTGAGTCTCGTAATTGACTTGTACTGGAGACGGTTTTATTATGGAATTGTATGACGATATCGATGGCGGTTGTGTTTTTTTTACTGTAGATGATGGATAATTACGCTGTGTGGAACGTTTCCATGAACGGTAAGTTGGTAAATTGCCGTTTTTCAAACAACCGTATGGTGGTTGAACTTGGATGACTGGATTTACAGAAGAAGATGATAAAGGCGGTGTTGCTGGACGTAGATTTTCCATTGGAACTTCTGGTATTGTATTCTGTCCAGGTAAAACAATAGGAGACATACTCCTGTCAGAACGGAGTGTGTAATTATGACGGGGTTGTGTATTTGTAGTAGAATGTACTTTATTTATAGCTCTTTGATTTATTTCATTTTCATGAGCTTTTTCTAATGTTTTGAAAAAATTCACAGAACTTTCAAAATCACTTTGAGATGGTAATTCAGTTACAGTATCTACTATTTCTGAAACCGATACAGATTGTTTTCTATTTTGTTGCTTTTTAATTTGACCATCTTGATAATTACGCAACATTTTGACTAAATTTCTTTTTAGTGTTGATGCTTTGGCTTTTTTCTCGCGTTTTACCGGCGCTTTTACTTTAATCTTACTATTGTTCGCACCAGATTCACGCCGTTTTCGCGTATTGTTTGTACTGATTTTAAAATGCTCCGGGTTTATTACTATTTCCCTTTTTTCACCGTCGCTCATCTATCTATTATTATATTGATAATTAATTATTATTTTATGTATATAAACCTAAATATATATTGTTGTCTTTTTTTGAATGACCATATTCTTCGTATAATTCAAATCCCTTTTCTAAATCTTCCTTTGTCAATATTTTACGCAATGACGGTTCTTTACCATATATGCGCTGTGCATGGGATATTTTACTGTACGAAAACAATTGTTCCATGGAACGACCATTGTCCTGGAAATGCTTCTTTTTTGGTTCAAACCAATCAATTGTAATCGATGGACACAGTTTCCACTTTTTATTATCACTTATGTACTGGAATATAGCAAACATTTCTTGAATTCCATACGCTTCAATATTGAATCTCCATAAAAATCGCGATTTGATTCCCGGATTAATACGGAAAAACGTATTGTCCAATTCTTTGTTATATCCCGCTATGATTACCATCAAATCTTGCTTTCGGTCACTCAATGCTTCGCATAATGTATCCACACACTCTTTTGCAAACATATCATCCGATTGAAGACTATATGCTTCATCTAAAAATAGTACTCCTCCCGCACATTCATCTAATACTTTTTGCGTTTTAATAGCAGTTTGACCTAAATATCCTGCTACTAAATCCGTACGTGTTACTTTCTTAAATACATTGTTCTTCAAAATACCGATTTTAGAATACATTTGTCCTACTAATTTCGCTATTTCGGTTTTACCCGTACCCGGTGGTCCAGTAAAAATAGTGTGCTTGTAATCACTATCATGAGGATCTTCCGTAAATCCTTGTATAAAATACATGAGTTGTCTCAATATACTTGTTTTTACTGTTTCCAATCCAATCATTGAATTGATTTGTTCAATCTCCGTTTTGATCTTATGTAAGGCTTTTAAATCAATTGAATACTCTTTCGAACTATCGTAAGGATTGTCTTCGATTAATTTCAATAAATCATCCATCGTATGAATATCTGCATAAATTTGCACTTTCTCTCGTTTTCGATTAACACGCAACTTGGTTATCTCGTTATAAATCGATTTCACTTTCTTTGGTAACTGATTTTCATCGATTTTTTGACTTGGATCGATTTCATGTAGATTTTGCCACTTTTGATACATACTATCTTCTTCTAATTCTGGTGGTACTGTAGGATAGTTACTGTAATACGGTACTGCACTACCATAATAATAATGATATTGGGTATCATAATAATGCTGTATTAATTGTTTTAAATGCGTACAATTATCATAATCCAGTTTTTCCGTTTTATTTTGATATTTTTCCAATGATCGCAAAAATGCTAAATATACGTTCGTCGGTTTTTCACGATTTTTAGGCGAATTATAATGAGTCATGGCTTTTTTTCTAACAATTAAAAGTTTTTCTATTTAATTTATGATTTCTATATGTATTCTTTTTATTCGTTTTTCTTTACTTTTATTTTAATTTTAATCTCTCTATATTCTAGTAGTAACCGCCTTTTTATTATTAATAGTAATAATATATGAACAAAACACGGAAACAATCACAAACCACAAAACAACCCGTTTTTAATGCGTCTGATTTCCAAAGTAATGACGGTATGTTGACCACTATATGGGGACCACCAATGTGGCACTTTTTGCATTCAATGAGTTTTAATTATCCGGTAAAACCAACTGTACAACTAAAACGCCATTATCGTAACTTTATTTTATCTTTACAACACATTCTACCTTGTGGAAAATGCAGAGAAAATCTGAAAAATAATTTCAAAAAACTCCCTTTGACGATGAAAGTCATGGAAAACCGAGAAACGTTCTCTCGTTATGTCTATGAACTACATGAATTAATTAATACCATGCTTCATAAAAAATCAGGCTTGACTTACAATCAAGTACGAGAACGTTACGAACATTTTCGATCCCGCTGTACTACTACAGTAAAGAAAAAATTGCGACGATCGAAACAGTTGAGACGAAAGCAAAAAGAAAAAGGTTGTACTGATCCTCTTACTGGAGAGAAATCGAAATGCGTCTTGCATATTGTCCCTAAAAACACTCAATGTGAAACTTTCAAAATGGATAGCAAATGTGAAAAAGTACGCATCAATTTAGACGATTAATCATACTCTGTTTTTTGTCATTTTTTTTGTAATATGTTTTCAATACATTACAAAAAAACCTAAGGCTATAATATATTTTATAGTAAATTTTTTTCATTCATCATGTCTTCTACTTCTATCCATAACGATTCGGAAAATCAAGAGACAATGCTTGATTTCAATACGAATACGAATACGACATTATCTACGCATGATAATGATCATACCAATAATCCAGATGAAACCAAAAAAGAAGAAACACACGAGTTTTGGGGTAAAAACCCCAATGTACTATTTCATTTATCCTATATTTTTGAATTATTCCCGGTTTCAATCATGACATATGAACAAAAATTGAATGCTGTCAGTCGTTTAGTCATTTTATTGACTATTGTCTTTTACATTTTGTTTAAATCCTACAGATCCTTCATGTTTGGTATTCTTACTTTAGGCGCGATTTGGGGATTATATTATGCTCAAATGAAAAAAACACAGAAAAAAGTACGATTTCAAGAAGGATTTGAAGGACAAAGTGATGTTGTAAAAGATTTTTTAAATGAACGCGGATTATCGGACGCATTATTTAGCAAATCTACGGCAGAAAACCCATTGCAAAATGTTTTATTGACCGATTATGATAATCCTACTGATAAACGTCCCGCTCCTGCGTCTTATACACAAGAATCACAAAGCGCAATCTTAGATCAGACAAAATCCATGATTGATAGTATTAATCCGGAACAACCGAAAATTAGCAAAAAATTATTCCGAAGTTTAGAAGATAATTTAGCATTCGAACAATCAATGCGCCCATTTTACAGTACAGCTAATACTACAATACCAAATGATCAGGCCGCATTTGCTGATTTTTGTTATGGTAGCATGGTATCATGTAAAGAAGGAAATCCATTTGCTTGTACAAAACAAATGGCGTCAAGACATACCAATATTTAGAGAGAATGGACAGAAAACATATATTATTTGATAATCAAGCAAAGTTTTTGTATATGTAGAGTATATAAAAATATATAATGTTTAACAATACCTTGTCTGACTATACTTTCAATCAATCTGCTCGTTTTGGTAACGATCAAGTAGATCAGTCTCAACGTACTCTACAAAATACAAAATATTTGTCTAGTGTTTTGTTTCAATATACATCTGATAAATCGGATAGAGGTCATTTGAATTTTGCAACTCAATACCCCGGTATGATGGTAAGTGGTACAAATGGTGGATTGGGTCTAGGTGGTGAGTCCGTCGAACACGAATCCAACTTATTGTGGAAAAGTGACCCACAAAGACCATACGAAAAATTGTCCTTACAAACTAGACCCTTTATGACTGTACCTTATTTAGGAAGAGGTTCTTGTGATCCTACTATTGAATCGCAGTTGTTACAAGGCGAAACCGTACGTGGAAAAAAGAGTGTTTCTACTGTTATGGAACAAAACTTTTCACCATTGGATCAATTTCCAATGGAAGCAAAACGCAAAGCGAATGCAAGTAACACAATTGAAGAATTAGCATTAAACGGATGGAACAGAGGAGGACAAGCCACAAGAAATTCGGAGGAACAAAACTTTAGCAAAAAATCTCAGCCCATGGTTTCTGGATATTAATTTTTATATGCGTTTAAAAATTTTATCTAAGTAATTAATATATATATTATGGGCTTACTACAAGAACTAACAGGAGTACATGGTGGATCAGCACTAACCCCAGCACCAGTTGCTGGTGGAAAGAGAAAGAGTGGAAAGAGAAAGAGTAACAAAAAAAGAAAGAGTGGAAAGAGAAAGAGTGGAAAGAGAAAGAGTGGAAAGAGAAAGAGTAACAAAAAGAGAAAGTAAATAACCTACTACAAACTTTCATTTTTTATGTAAACAGAAAACTAATACAACAAAAATTCATATAGATATTATTCTATTTGAATTTACAAAAGTAATTAATATTAATCATGCAAATCGATACAAAATCCCCATATTATGATTACTTTAGCAAATTGCCTTCTACTATTGATTATTCCAATGATGAAGAATATCGAAAATCAGTACGAACCGTATTCCAGTTTGATACTACGAAAAAATATACGTACGATGGTCAATTATGCGATTTCGATTCATTGGATCCCGTTACACAAGACGAATTAGTATTCGACAGCGAGGCATTGATACTCAATATGGGGTATTTGTACAAGAACACATGCGAATGTCAAGAATTTGCCGAATTATATGAACACGCCGCCGGACGAATGTTTTCTACTGATCCTCAAATTGGACAAGTTGTTTTGTGCTCATTTGATACATTCCGTGAATACTATGCCTGTTTGTGGTACTATTTCTACGGGGGTTTAACATCAATGACCGAATCTACAGAATACAACTATTTAAAAAAACATTTTTCGATAACAAATTAAATTTAGTCTCTCTGTATATATAAATTAATACTAGTACAACAAAAAAATATACCAATATGGCTTCTACACGCAATAAAAATACCCCCGGTAATTACCAACTCGAAAAACACGCATATACTAAGCGTCACGATATGTTAATGTACAATAATGCACCACAAGGACAGGCATATCAAACTAATTTACCCGGAGATGGATTGTTACCCGGACGCATTGCTGCTAGTTCTTTGTCCCAAGATAGCTGTAATGTCGAATCCTTTTTATTTGGAATCGGTTCTACTAATTTAGAAACACCGAAATCTGCATTGGAATTCAAACCTTATTATTTAGAAAGTTTAAATGTAATCGAAAAGAAAAAAACCATACTTCCCGAATCCTTTGGTATCGAAAAGAACCAACGACCCATGTATTTGAACTAATCACTGGATTTGTCGCTTTCTTTACTGTATCGACGACGAGTGAATCGTTGGATTTTGGGATAACGTTTAAAGGTCATTCGATTTTTTACCTTGGGAAACCCCTTTGACCGATTTAATTGTACCATAATTGGCTTTATATCTACTTTTAACTCTTCTGTATTTTCTGGTTGTTGTTCTGGTCTCATCGATGGGAAAATACGATAAATTACATCTAAATCACTCTTCGACGCATCATCTGGTAAATCAAGGCAATTGTCAAACTCAATTGTTAGTTTATCTCGGTATAGCTTAAAATCCGACCCGTTTTTTACTTCAATTGGTAATGACAATTTCGCCATTATAAAATGTTTTTCGCTCATTTTTATTGACTACGTTTTTTGAAATATATATTTCTTTTAATTATATATTTGTTTTTCATTACTTTCTTTTATATAATTGAATTAAGTGAGTGTAAATTATGTTTACACATTATAACAATTGAACATTGATAGGATAAAACTCCTTCCGAATACTACGACAGGCATTTATAGATAATTCTTCGCGCCTTTTACGCGTTTTCCCACCAATGTTGTTCGAACCACCACCCCCATTACCACTAATTGTAATAGTATTTTGTACTGCAATCTCGTCAGTTTTCTTACGGGAAGTATTTAACCGTTGAGACATATCCTTTTCAATTTCGTCATAATGCTCCTCTATGTAATCCAATACACGATTTAATATTGCCCATTTGAAAAAATGCAATTGACCTATTGTCGTCTCAATACGTTGCTCCTCTTTATATGGAATCAATATACGGTCTTTTCTACAGTAAGGATCGAATAATTGTTTCGAATAACTGTCTTCGGTGGATTTGTAATTCGTCCATACGAAAAATCGACGCCCATTTTCACCGTCAATGCTACTAGGTACGTCATATACTGTAAAATACTGTTTAGCATAATTGGTTACAAACCAATTCACCATGCGTATTGACAATTTTTTGTGATTTTTAACCGTATATTCGCGATTAATAATCAGTTTTAAGGTTTCTAAATAGTCTGAGTTTTGATAAAACTCTAATAAAGTATTCAATAACCACTGTTGTTGTGTATTCATACTATATCGATGATTTATTCTACTTTATACATGCGTTCGTTTTTACCTTTAAATAACTTTTATACGAAAAGTATATAATACATTTCCCAAAAAAATGGAACAAAATACTTCTCAATTATACACATTATTCGTGTTTTTTCTCATCATTTCTTCGAATTATTTAGGCGAATTATTTCCATGCAAAGTACAACAAATATTACACAATAATGTCTATTGGAAACATTTATTCGGTTTCATGACCTTGTTATTTTTTGTTGTACTGGTCGATCCATTTGAATCACCCAGCTTGGTCGAAACTTTAGTCAAAAGTATAGGCTTGTACAGTATTTTCATTCTATTGGTCAATACCAACTTATATTTCTTTTTTACTGCACTTGTTATGTTGTCGGGGATTTATATGATCTCTTTGTACAAGAATTATCGAGAGAAATACAACGAAAAAACGGAATCCTGGATAGAAACCTTAAATAACGGCCTTTATCTACTATTTTTTGTTTGTTTAGTCATTGGGTTTTTGGTCTATTTAGGTGAAAAGAAAATAGAATACAAATCGAAATTCAATTATGCTACATTCTTATTTGGTAAATCTCAATGCAGATCATGGAGTCCAAATACGACTATCGGGAAAAGCTTGAAAGCCGCATTAACACAATAACATTTTTTCTACAGTATTCTATATAGTATTACTTTTTTATAGAAATTTATTGAATTGATTAAAATGAATAATCAAGATAATGAAACAAATCAACTTCTTAAATCCGAAGTAAAAAATGATGATAATGAAACCAGAATACCTGAACTCGTTGGTGATGAAACCTATAATCCTATATCTGAGCTCGCAAAAACCTCTGATAAAACTTTTAATGATAAAAAAGACAAGATGCAAGTGGTTACTCGTTCTAAGACTCGTAAAAACGTCTCTAATGATAAGGATACCAGTAAAGGAAGCCAAAATAATACTCGTAAAGCTAAGAGTAATAATAACACAAAAGTAAATACTGAGAAAACAAATAAAGAAACGAGCTCAAGTATTTCTACGATTAAAAAAGATAATAGTAATGCTACTGCAACAAATGACATAAATTTAGATCTTTTGAATGATGATCCTACGAATACTAACCCTACACCAAAGGCAATAGTAGAAGATAAAAAACAATTAAACGTTAATGAAAATGATAATGATAATGAAAACGTCAATAAAAATGTTACTAATAAAACAGTGTGTTTAATGATACAATATGATTATAATAATCCGTCTGACTCCAAAATAAAATTTTGCAACTCCAAAACTAACATCCAAGGTGGTAAAACCCAAAAGAAGGAAAAAATATCAAAGTCATTCAAACGAAAGGGGATACAAAAGAAAAGGAACCTTAAAATATCGAAAAAAATATATCCTAGAAGAAAATCGGTTCGTAAATAAATATAAGAATATACTTTATATAATACAATATTATTATATAAAATGACAAATAATAGAGATATGTTTGTTGATCCTACTATTGATGAAGTAAAGGAATTATTATTTCTAGACAATACGTCCAATACAATAGTTAAAACTAAATCTAATAATAATAGCAGTAGTGATAATAGCAGTAGTGATAATAGCAGTAGTGATAATAGCAGTAGTGATAATAGCAGTAGTAATAATAGCAGTAGT